AGAAGTCCTTGATAGCTGTCCAGACAGATACAAAGAAGTTTTTGATACCGTTCAGCACACCGGAAATAAAGCCGGTGATATTATTCCAGAGATTGACGAAAAAGTTCTTGATCGCATTCCAGACATCGATCCAGAACTGCTTGACAGTTTCAAGGTCAGTGCCGAAAATATTACACAGTACATCGAGGTAGTTTTTCAGCGTATCTTTCAGGAAGTTCCATACCGCTACAAAAATACCCTTGATGCCGTTCCAAACCTTATCCCAGTCTCCCGTGAAGATGCCGATAAATACATCAAGAAGATTCAGGATAATATCCGTCACGGCCTTGAAGATGTTTGCAATCTGCTGAAAAGTTCCCTCGAATATCGGTTTCAGAAACTTACAGAGACCGTCCCATACAGCCTTGATGACCTCGCCGATGTTTTTGAAGTCGAATTCCAGTGCGTTGATACGGTCAACAATGCCCTGACAGAAGCCGGAAAAAATACTCTTGATCTGCTCCCAGATCGCTGTGATCTTATTCCGGAAGTCCTCGTTGGTACGCCACAAATGCACAAAAGCCGCCACCAGAGCGGCAATTACCGCAATGACAGCGACCACAGGCGCGGAGATACCACCAATAGCTCCGCTGAATGCTGCAAACGCAGATTTTGCACCTGCGATGATAGTCGGGAGATTGGAAATAAGCTGCATCAGCTTGCCGACACCGATCATGGTTTTACCGATCACCACAAGCAGAGGGCCCAGTGCCGCCGCCACCAATGCGACTTTGACAATGGTTTCCTTTACTGCAGGATCCATTGCGTTGAGCTTATCCACAAACGCCTGAATCTTGCTGACGATTGCCCGGATAGCGGGCATGAGGATGTCTCCGAAAGAGATAGCAAGCTCTTGTAACTGCGATTTCAGTATCGTGATCTGACCCGCGAGGTTGTCCTGCATGGTTTCCGCCATGCCCTTTGCAGAGCCTTCACAGCCGTAGATCGCATCGGTCAGCTTATTGTAGTCCTCTTCACTTGCGTTGATGATCGCAAGCATACCGGACATATTCTGCTTGCCGAAAATGGCTGCTGCCGCCTGCATCTGCTCCGCCTGTGCAAGTCCCTCAGTAGTCGTGGACAGCTCTGAAACAATGTCATCGAAATCACGGGCATTGCCCTCTGCATCTGTCAGTTCCACATTGACCTTGCCCATTTTCTCACGGAGTATTCCCATGATGTCGCCGAGCGACCGCATATTACCGTCCGCATCGGTCATGAGTGTATTGGCACCCATGATCTCCTTGGAGACACCTTCCTGTTCTCTGGCAAGTGTCTCCTGCGCCCGTGCGAGTTTGAGCTGTGCCTTTTCATAGTTATTGCTTGCAAGCTGTGCCTGTGAGCTGCCCTCGCCGTATTTGCTGATCGCATCATTCAGCTTGATCTGAGCGCTGTCAAGAGAAATGGTTGCATCCTCGACAGCCTGTTCCGCCTTTTCGACCTTGGTAAAGTCAATTTTCTGAATGGTCTCGGTGCTGATAAAGCCGAGCTGTTGCATGGCTGCCGCTTGCTGTTTGGTCGGTTTCGTGAGATTGACCAGAGCATTTTTCAGACTGTTACCAGCCTGACTGCCCTTGATACCGCTGTTAGCCATCAGACCGAGTGCAATAGACAAGTCCTCCGCAGATGCGCCCATCGCACCGGCAACAGGCGCAACATACTTGAAACTCTCGCCCATGAGAGCCACATTGGTATTGGCATTACTCGATGCCGCTGCAAGGATGTCTGCGAAATGTGCGGAGTCTCCGGCTGTCATGCCGAGAGCTGTCAGTGCATCGGTTACAATATCTGAGGTGGTTGCGAGGTCTTCACCGGATGCGGCGGCAAGGTTCATGATACCCTCGACACCGTTCAGCATATCCTCGGTTTTCCAGCCTGCCATTGCCATATAGTTCATGGCGTCAGCAGCTTCTGATGCGGAGAATTTTGTCTGAGAACCCATCTCACGGGCTTTTGCACGCAGGGCATCAAAATCCTCGCCGGTCGCACCTGATACAGCAGCGACCTTGCTCATGGACGCATCGAAATCCGCTGTCGTTTTCACAGCAGCAGTTCCGACTCCAAGGATAGGCACAGTGACATATTTCGTCAGATTCGTACCGACGGTTGCGATCTTGTCACCGGCTTTTTCGAGAGAGGCACCTGCTTCACCGAGCTTTACCAGTGCTGTATGCGACTTTTCTGCTTCGGTTTGCAGGTTCTGAAGCTCCTGTTCCGTCTCAACGATCTCACGCTGGAGGGAATCATACTGTTCAGGACTGATCGGATTTCCGAACTCGTCAGATACATCCTTAGCCTGCTGTTTCAGACAGGACAGTTCATCTGTCGTTTCCTTGATCTCCCTTTGCAGTGCATCGTATTTCTCCTGCGAGATCTCACCCTTGGCAAGCTGTTCATCCGCAGTTTTTGCCTGTTCCTTGAGGTCTTTCAGCTTGGCTTCGGTCTCGGTGATCTTCTGCTTGATCGGGTCGTATTTCGCCTTCCACGAATCGTAGTTGTCCTTGGTTTTTGCAGCCTGTTCGCTTGCCTTTTTCAGTGCATCAAGTCGTGTCTTGGTATCCTGCACTGCCTGACCGAGCAGCTTTTGTTTCTGAGCAAGCAGTTCCGTATTGGTCGGATCGAGCTTCAGCAGCTTTTCGACATCTTTGAGCTGCGTCTGCGTGTTCTTGATGTTCTTATCGACACTTTGCAGTGCTTTGGATAGTTTCGTAGTATCACCGTTGATTTCAACGGTAATGCCCTTGATTCTGCCTGCCATACGGTATCACCCCCAGTCAAACAGAATAGAAAATGTGTCTTTTATACTCCTATGCCGCAGTTTTCTCGGCTCGAAATGAATCACAGTGTAAAACAGATGCATCACAGCACCTGCGCCGAGGACAGAAATGAGTGTACCAATACCGACAGTGCCTCCGAGCATCCAGCCGAAAAGGGTCACAACCGCCCATAGTATAATTTCCACCACGCCGATTGGAATTTTCGGCATTTGCTTTCCGATTGCAACGAGAAGTCCGTCCTTCGGACCGCAGCCGCATTCAGCAGACATATACACATACATCCCCAGAGATATAAACAGGAATCCGAACAGCATGAAAATGATACCGAGCCACCGGCTGTGGTTTTCGGGATACGGGGATATGTCGATAAAGAACTGTGTGAGCCGTCCGGTTATCAGTGCATCAAACAGCGTTGCAAAGCCGATACGCTCTTGCAGGATGAGCTGTATCACTATAGCACAGACACCGATCAGCACCATAGAACTGCCATAGTCCAGCGGAGTATGCTTTGCAATACCCATGCCGAGGCAGTCCCACGGTGCGAGACCGATGTTTGAGTAAATCGTCAGATAGACACCGAAGGAGTAGATAGATAATCCGAGGAGTATCCGAAAAAGGCTGCTAATAGGCTTAAAATCGGTCGAAATCGTCCTGCGTCGCTTTATATTCGTAGGTTGCTTCATCGTTATCCTTTTCAATGAACATTTCGTTGACCATTCCGATGGTGAGCAGATCAAGGTCGGAGAGTGTCAGCCCGATCTGCACACATCGGAGAAGGAACAGCGGCGTTGTCATCTCGCGGTCAACTGGGCGAGATTTTTTTTTTGACTCTGCCTGTGTCTCCAGATTCATGCCCCAAAGCTCAAAGAGCTGCGGCAGCACCTCGTAGATTGAGAAGCAGTTGAACTGTTCGAGCCAATCATCCGGGCTGTCGGGAACATTTTCCGGATCAGCGTGCTTTGCCATTGTCCAGGCGATGTTCTCGAACACCTCAAGGCTCTCGATGCCGAGACCGGAATTCTCCTCATCGCTCTCATCCACGGAATCCTTCAGGGCGGCGAAATCCTTGAAGATGTCCTTGCGGAACTTCGCACGATAGAGGCGAGGCAGGGTTGCACTCGCCTTGAAAGGAACCTCGATGCCGTCAACAGTAATTGTTTTTCTGATAGCCATATACTTTCTCCTTTATCAGTCAGTAGTGGTTGCTGCGGCAGTGCTGCTCTTGGTTGTAGATGCAGAGCGTGTACCGGTGCTGTTGTTGGTGGTTGCTGCGGTCGGGATATACACAGCATTGTACCAGTTGTTGTAAGTGGTCTCATCCGTAGACTCACAGGTCTTGGACTTCACCAGACCGGACGGGAGTGCTGTTGCCTTGAGGCTGAGTGTCTCCGTCTTGACAGACTTACTCTCCTCGGTAGTCTCACCCTCGGTTGCAGGGCGGGATGCCGAGCAGCAGTACAGCACATGACGAATGTGGTTCTTGTCTCCGTCAAACTCGAACATGAGTGCGAACTGCGAGGTCTCCGCATCGTTGCGCTCCACAAGCACGCCCTTGCTGTCAAGCTGTTCGCCGAGAATTGCGGTTGCAAAGTCCGTGGTGATGAGAGCAACTTCGAGGTCACCATCATAGCCTGCGTTGTTGTTGATGACGTAGTACACGCAGTTGTCTGCGTAAAAGTTCTCGTTTTCGCCGTTGGCGTCAATGCTCAGCGAAACAGCACCGGGCAGACGCACGGGCGTTGCAAATGTCGGCACACCGTCTTCAGACCATGCCGTGATCTTTGCCCAGTGAACCTTGTTCAGACCGAACTTGACCTTGTTTTTCTGAAGTGCCATTTTTCATACCTCCATGATATACAGTACTTCATAGAGCCGTTCCGACTCAATCCATACCTCAGATTTTGTGTAATAGATGTTGTGCTGCAAGAGGACTTCCTCCACCCGCTGTTCCGTATCCGGCGATTTTTCATCCGTATAAAGCTCGATGTGCAGTTCCTTAAAGCTGTGATACATCAGATTATCTGCGGAAAAGGTATCCTCACCGGGAGACAGGAACAGTGTGAACGGAGGATCAGGACTTTCACCCTCTGCAAAATGATGATAGGCAAAGGAAAGCCCGATCTCCTGCATCATTTCGTTGATCTCTTCGTAGGTCACGATAACTCCTTCTTGATGAGCGTTTCGAGCATATCCGCGCCGTTTACTTCGGCAGGAGCAATATGCGGGATAGCTGCCACACGACCACCGCCTCGTTTCGCATGACCGTGTTCGAGCAGATGCGCGATCTGATAGCGGTCTTTGCTGTGGACGGTCATTTCCAGTGTGTGGCTGTTTTCCTTGGTTTTCTTGGTTGTCCAGCTTCGCTTGTAGCGCCCGGATTTCACAGGGGCGTTGGCAGAGATCTCGTTTTTGACCGCTGTTGCCGTTTTTCTCACAGCGCGTTTCATGCCCGCATCTGCAAGCTCCGCATATTCCTCCAGTCCCTTCATGACCTCCGATGCCAGATCGTCAATAGATGTCATCCTTTGCACCTGCCTTTCTGGATTCGCAGATCAGCTTCATATAATCCTGCGTGCTGTAATTCGGCACAATGCCTTTGACGTCGTAATCCAGACCGTCAAAACGGATTCTGTACACAGTCGATGCCATGCGTTTGGTCTGAGGAGTTTGTCGGATAATGACCTCGATTTTCTGGATTGCCCTGGTCACGCCGGTGTTTGTTTCCTCATCTGCGCCGCCGACTGTATTTGACACAGTCACAGAAGCCCAGAGGGAGAACACCTCCTCCCACTGAGCCTTGTGATTGCCGATAGTATCCTTTTTGACATGATTTTCAAGGACGGCGATCCGCTGGTTCAGTTTTCCAATCTCCATCAGACGATGCCCTCCCTCTGTGCGAACAACAGCGCACGCAATGTCAAGGTGAGTGCATGATAATCGGCAGTATTACGGTTTTCATAGAGGTAAGATACAGTATACAGCATAGCCTGCCGGGAGGTTTCCTCATTTTCCGCTAACTGCTTTTCTGTCATGCGCCCCACATCCATCACGAGCCGCTGTGCCGTATCGATCAGAGTGAGGATGAGCTTGTCATCCTCACAATGGTCAACACGGAGGTAGTTTTTTGTTTCAGGCAGTGTGATCAGATTCATTGATCTGCCCTCCGTTCTTATCAGCCGTTGCCGCCGGTGTTACCGCCAGTCGTGCCGCCGCCCGCGGTGTTGGACTTAGTGCCTGCCATCTTCAGCACCTTCACGGACTCAGGCAGGATCAGACGACCGTCCACACGCTGCGTGGTGAGGAAGCCGACCTGATCGGTGCGGGCATACAGCTCGTTGAGACGGCGGAAGGTGCGGTTCTGACGGTCTGCCACCCAGTAGTTCTTCATGTCGCCGAAGAGGAGGACACGCTCGCCCTTTGCAATACCGGGCATGAAGGAAGAAGTGCGGATGGGGCGACCGAGCAGCGTATCCGGCTTTGCGATATCAAGAGACGGCTTCCAGAGGTAGTTGTCGTTCTTGTCCTTCAGCTTCATGAGCTGAAGCAGGATGGTCTCATTGCAGACGAACTGTGCGTTACGGCGGTAGGGAGACTTGAGGCTGTAGTAGAGGTCGAACACCTCGTCAAAGGTGATTGCCGTCTGGGATGCCGCAGTCACGCCCAGTTCTGCGCCGCCGGTCTCATCGAGGATACCGAGGGGCTTTTTGTCGCCGTCGCCGGTGAAGAAGGCACGCTCCTCGGCATTGCCCATTGCAACACCGAAACGTGCAGCGATATACGATGCGAGGTCGAAGGCGGAGTCGTGCAGAAGCTCGTTGCTGATCTTGATCATTGTACCGAGCTTATACGCAGACAGCGTGGTCTGACCGAAACGGGTGTCGGTCTCCGGGATCTCTTCACCCTCATCGATCCACTGCGCCTCCATCGTATCGTTGGCGATAGGGATCTTGCGGGTACCGCTGTTTGTCTTGATGACCGTTGCCATCTGGCGGAAGATGTTGTTCTCTTCCAGTGCCTGAATCAGACGGCGCTCGAACTCGTCCGGCACAGTGTAGCCGCCCTCGGTGTCCTCACCGACAGAGAGCGCGTTGCGGACTGCAAGCTGATCGCCCTTGTTGCGGATCATATCCCAGAAGGCGGACTTGTACTCATCGGTCGCGGTCGGATTTGCAGGCGGCGTATTCTTTGTGCCGGGAGCGTTGGTGACGGGCTTGCTGGTCGGAGCGGAAAGTGCCGCATCGAGGGCTGCCTGCTGCTCAAGACGCTCGATCTCTGCGCCCAGTGCCTGCACCTCACCGGCCATTTTGTTGTACTGCTCGACTGCGGAAGCCTCAACAAGACCGT